TGATATGCAATCTGAGCTTAACCTGCAACAGCAGATTGCCAAGTATGGTGCAGAAAGTCTTGAGGTCGCCCGCTATAGGGCTGAACAAGAAGCTATTGTCAAAAATCTGACTACGGAATCCGCTAAAAGGTATGTAGAGCTTGCAGTAGAATCGTACAAAGTTCAAGTGCAAATAGACGCATCGGCAGACTCTGCTAAAAGTCTTTCTGATGCTCTAAAAGATGCTGTAAGTGCTATGTCTAGCCTAGCTGGTTTTAGCGGCAGTTTAGATAAAGCCTTGACGGTATCAATAGCTAAAGTTCAAGCCTTGAAAGCTGGTGCAAATGAAGTCGTAGCTGGCACTGTAGCTGGCATGAGGTCTGAATTAGAATCCCGTATTTCTGCAACTTCTGCAACTGGTGTTGATAGGTCGATTGTAGAGGCTATGTATGGGGGCGACAGAAATAAAATCTCTCAGCTTGAATCCTCCCTTTTGGAAGAGAAAAGGTATGAAGATGCACGTACAGCAGCTAATAAAACTAGTACTAAAGGTGGAGGCGGCAAATCCCCACAAGAACAGCTTGCTGAGTTCCTAACTAAGAAGCAAGAAGAAGCTGACCTACAATCACAATTAGTCGGCCTCTTTGGTGAAGAACGTGATCTAAAGTCCGAACTAATCAAGTTTGACCAAGAGTATGGCAAGGTCGCATCAGAGACACAGGTTGCTGAGTTTAAGGCTACACTACAGCAAATTGCAGCAGATAAAGAACGTCAGAAAGTCCTTGAGGAAGCTAATGCTCAACAACAGACTATTGCTGACACCATTCAAAGCTCCATGTCAGATGCTTTTATGTCTATGGTTGATGGCACTAAGTCTTTTGAAGAAGCTATGAAAGACATGGCTCGGACGGTCATCAAGCAACTGTACGATATTCTTGTCGTCCAGCAATTAGTTGGTTCTTGGAACGCTACCTCAAAGACTGGCTCTGGTCTTGCTGGAATGATTATGGGTGCTTTCCAAGCTGACGGGGGTGCATGGTCTAATGGCTCTCAGATACAAGCATACGCTAACGGTGGTGTAGTCGGTGGTCCAACTACCTTCCCAATAACTGGTGGTAAGACTGGTCTCATGGGTGAAGCTGGTCCTGAAGCTATCATGCCACTAAAGCGTGGTGCTAATGGTAAGCTAGGTGTTCAGATGGAAGGTGGTGGTGGAGATACTATTGTCGTCAACCAATCGTTCAACTTCCAAGCTAATGGTGATGCGACAATCAAGCAACTTATTGCACAGGCTGCACCTAAGATTGCCCAAATGACTAAGAGTTCCCTCCTTGATGATCGTCGTCGTGGTGGCTCTACTAAAGCAGCCTTTGGCTAACAGTTAAGGAAGACATATACTATGGCTATTAGCTATCCACTATCTACACCAACCTCTATTGGGATTGAGAGTATTGAATTACGTGCAGTTAATGCTGTAGCTACCTCTCAGTCCCCTTTTACCTACAAGCAACAGATCATCAGTCATGGTGGACAGAAGTGGGAAGCCTCAGTTAATATCCCACCTGTTCATCGTGATCTAGCTGCACCTTGGAAGTCTATGTTAGTTGCTCTTAAGGGACCAACTGGTACATTCCTACTAGGAGACCCTGACTATGTTACACCACAGGGAACTGTAAGCTCTTGTACACTGTCTGGTGTTGCTGGTGATGAAACTGTTACTGTCGTTATGACAGGTACACTTAAGGCTGGTGACTACATTCAACTTGGTAGTGGTTCTTCAGCTAAACTACATCAAGTGCTTGAAGACCAATCTGGAGATGGCTCTTTGGAAATATGGCCTTCACTAAGGTCTGATTATACAAGTGCTGCTGTAGTCTTCAACAACCCTAAAGGCGTCTTTCGTCTAAGCACAAATACGACTTCTTGGTCGATTGATAATGCATCAACATATGGCATCTCTTTTGAAGCTGTAGAAGTTTTAGTATAAGGAAATCTAAATGTCCCGTGACCTGACACCAACCACCATAGCCGCAATAGATGATGATGTCGTCTATCCTTTCTTTGCTGTTGAACTTATGTTTGATAGTGAAGTTCTACGTATGTGGACAGGTCAAGGGACATTTAATGATGGTGTTAATGATTGGGTTGGTGCGGGTAACTTACTTGCAATATCCGACATTGAAGAGACGGCTGAGATGTCTGTTAGAGGGGCTACTCTTACACTAAGCGGTGTCCCATCGGAAATCTTATCTTTAGCTCTCAGTGAGCCTTATCAGGGCCGTGTGTGCAACATCTACTTTGGTGTTCAGGGGGAGAATGTCTTCAACCAGTTGTTCTCAGGTTACATGGATCAAATGAACATAGAGGATAGTGCTGAAACATCCACTATTGAGCTTAAGGTCGAGAACAGGTTGATTGACCTTGAGAGAGCTAGGGTTGCACGTTTTACCTCTGCTTATCAGAAGAGCGTGTATCCTAACGACAAGGGGTTAAACTTCCTCGAAGATATGCAGGATAAGCCCCTAACTTGGGGGAAGAAGAGTGCATCTTAAGTATCAACAAGAGTTCTTAGGTGACTTTAAAGAAGACGTAGGTGACCTCCTCCAAAAAGACTACGAGGAGATTGAGCATAATAAAGAGCTAAGGAACCTTGACCCAGACTGGGATATTTACAGTCTCTTAGAGAAACAAGGGTCACTAATGATCTTTACTTGCAGAGATGACCTAAAGTTGGTTGGTTACTTTGTTGTCGTTACGACACCTGACCTGCACTCAAGAGGCTCTACACTTGCTGTCGCAGATGTTATCTTCTTGGATAAAGAGTATAGGGTTGGTCTGACAGGTTACAAGCTGTTCAAGTTCGCTGAAGACTGCATCAGAAAAGATGGCTTTAAGAGCTTACACGTTACAACGACAGAAATGAACCCGATAGACCCTCTTATGATTAGGTTGGGCTATTCTAAGATCGAAACAAAATACGAGAAGGTTTTATAATGGCTGTCTTTACTGCTTTAACTGTTGCCGTAGCTGCATACTCTGGGGGTGCTAGTCTCTTCGCTGCGGCGGGTATTTGGCTTGCTTCGGCGGGACTTGCGGGACAGATTCTTGTGTCCCTTGGGGTTAATGCCCTTCTTGGTGCTTTGTCACCTAAACCTTCCTCCGCAGGTTCAGACCGTGGTTATCAGACTAACATTGGTGGCACAGCCTTAGATCACCAGATTATCTACGGGGAAGTTAAAGTTGGTGGTGCTATTCTCTATGATGAGACTACTGGCTCCAATAACAAGTTCCTTCACCGTATCATTGGTGTCGCTGGACATGAGATTGACTCCTTTAAACGTATCTACATCAACGATGAATATATTGATGTGTCTGCTATTACAGCAGCATCTGGCGATGTTCCATTAGTTTACTCAAGTGATGGTAACACTACCTCAACTCGGTATAGTGGTAAAATTACTATTAATTTCCATCTGGGGTCTCCCACACAATCTGCTGACGCTGATCTTAGTGCTGTATCAAGTAAGTGGAATGCCCAGTGTACGCTTAGTGGCATTGCCTATATGTATATCAAGATGGAATACAACCAAGACGCTTTCCCTAATGGTATCCCTGTATTTACAGCGATAGTAAAAGGTAAGAAGGTCAAGAACCCATCTACAGGTTTAACTGCTTGGTCAGACAACCCTGCGCTATGCCTACGGGACTACCTTACCACTACAAGTTACGGTCTTGGGGAGCTTGAAGCTAACATTGATGACAGCCTAGTTAACTCTGCCGTAACTGTCTGTAACCAGACTAATACTGTTGCAGGTACAAAGCGTTTCACTTGTAACGGTTCATTCACTACAGGTTCTACTCCCTACGATACAATAAGCAACCTGCTTACCTCTATGGGGGGGTCGTTGTGGTACGCACAGGGTAAGTGGCGTATGAAGCCTTCCTACTGGACTACACCTGTCATGGACCTTAACGAGGATGACTTCCGTTCTAGCGTAAGTGTTTCAACTCGTCACTCTCGTAGGGACAACTTCAATACGATCAAAGGTACTTTCCGTGGGGAAGAGTCTAACTGGCAGGTAACAGATTATCCACAAAGGACTAAAGCTGCCTTTGTTACCGCTGATGGTGGTCAGGAATCTGTAGCTGATGTCAACTTGTCGTTCACAGACACTTCTATCGAAGCCCGTCGTCTAGCCCTAATCACACTTGAGCGTAATCGTCAACAACTTACTATTAATGCATCCTTTGGTCTTCGTACTTTGGGGCTACAAGTTGGCGACAATGTTAGGGTGACTAACACCCGATTTGGTTGGGTTAACAAACCTTTTGAGGTCGTCTCTTGGAACTTTGGGCTTACGGATGGCCTTGATCTACAGACAGAGATGACTTTGAGGGAGATAGCCGAAAGTGTCTTCGATGAAGTATCTGACGGTATTGTCTATGAGCGTGACAACACCAACTTGCCGTCCCCATTCTTTGTACAACCAGTTGGTATTACCGTACCAGTTTCTGTCACCGCACAGGTCGTTAATGAGAAAGTTACTAACGTAGCTACAATCACTGTCACGGCAACAGATGATACTTATATCGACAGAATTGAAGCTGAGTTTAAACTTAACTCCAAGACAACTTGGAAGAAGTTGGGTACTGGCCCTATTGGGCAATACGAAGCGGTTGACTTAGAAACAAACTTCTATGACTTCAGGGCAAGAGCTATAAACACCTTTGGTGTTAAGGGCGCATGGATTTATGTGATAAGGGTTGAAGTTAACCCTTGGCTTGGTGACCCATCAGATGTGACTGGTTTTGATTATGAGTTATCTGGTGGCTCACTCTTCCTCTCTTGGACAGCAACCCCTGACGCTGACCTTAGTCACTATAAGATCAGACACAACTCAGCCACCACTGGGGCGACATGGGGAACCTCAAGCACTGTCGTTGAAAAGGTAGCTCGTCCAAGTACGTCAGTTTCCTTACCTGCGAGAAGTGGTACATTCTTTATCCGTGCCTACGACAAAGAAGAGAACTACAGTGTAACGCCAACCTCACTTGTTATTCTACCAACGGAAATCCCTGCACTTGGTCAAACCGTTACTGTAACCGAAGACCCAACTTTCTCTGGCGCTAAGACTAACATCCTTCTTGTTGGTTCCACCATAGAGATCAGTGATACAACCGCAGCTAACCCTACGGGTACATACACCTTCGCCTCTTTCGCTCAGACCGCACAAGGTGTAAAGAACTGTCGTGTTACAGGCTTCAGAACCTTTGACCGTAAATACGACAATGGTACGTTGCTGTGGGATGCGGTACCCGACACCTTTGACACTTGGCCTGATCTGTTCGATGACTGGACTGATGAAAATGCTGGGTGGGGTGATGTGGAGGTCACTGTGTATGCAGCGGCAACAGAAGACGACCCTAATGCATCCCCAGTGTGGGGGCCGTGGACACCCGCCAATGGTAGTTATCTGATTGGGAGTGCATTTAAGTTTAAGGCTGTCCTAGACAGCACTAACGCTACGTACACCCCATCTCTTATTAACCTAAGCGCAACAGTAGAATTTTAATGTGAGGAACACATGAGCCAACACGATTTTAATATTGCCAACCAAACGGCATCAGCAACTAGGGCCGACCTTAATAACGCCCTAGTTGCCCTCGCAAGTCTTTCTTCTGGTACAGCAGCACCTACAACTACCTTTGCTAATATGTTGTGGTACGAGACTGATACAAACTGGTTGTGGGTTCGTAACGAAGCTGACTCAGCTTGGATTAGATTTGCATACTTTAACCAGACAACCAACCAACTTGCACTTGAAGATAACACATATGTCGTGAACACTGCTGGCACTCAAACAGGCCTCCTTGGTGACCAGACAACAGCTACTTGGCAGGCTGGGACTGGGACTACACAGAGCCTTGTATCACCTGCTAATGTTAAGGCGGCGGTGCAATCCTTGTCCCCGCCCATTACATCGGCATCGGTGGGTGCCGCCACAGCGGGCATTGGCGCAACTGCGGTTGGGTCTTACATTCTTGCGTGGGATACAACTTGGACCAGCGGGACGAGAGCCACTGGGTCAACAATTGCTGGGACTAGCTTACGGCCAACGGGGTTCTCACGGGTAGACGAAGATTATACCACGGCGGCAAACAAGGTGCGGGTAGGCTACGGCAGCGCTCTGGGCGGCACATGGCGTCTTATGGGCTATCTGGGGATGCTGGATGGCTACGGAAAATATGTTTACACTGGCTCAATGTATCTGAGGATTTCTTGACATGAAGTATCGCAACGCAAAATACATCAACGACAGCGGCTGGGTTGAGTGCGAGATTAACCACCCTGAGTTCGGCTGGATACCTTACGGGCTAAACCCCGCCGACACTGATATGACCGTCAACAACGATGACTTGTTGGCAGCGATGGCGACGAATGATGACGTTGCAGCATACGTTCCACCTACTCAAGCTGAACTAGACGTAAAACTCTCCGCAGATATTAGAGACCAACGTGACGGACTGTTGCTTGAAGTTGACGCCATTGCAGGTAATGCACTTCGTTGGGCAGACCTTGGTGACACTACGAAAAATGCTTGGTCCGTCTACCGTAAGGCCCTACTTAACGTGCCACAACAATCTGGCTTCCCCAATGACGTAACTTGGCCCACTAAACCTTAACTAAGGAGTTGACACCTTGTCGTATAAACTAGGAACACGTAGCTTACAAAACTTGTCAGGTGTCCACCCTGATCTTGTTGCTGTTGTTAAATTAGCCATCAGTATCACTGAGCAAGACTTTACAGTGATCGAAGGTGTCCGTAACATTAACCGTCAACGTGAGCTTTATAAAGCTGGTAAGTCAACTACCATGAACTCACGACATATTACAGGCCATGCAGTTGATATGGTTCCTTGGCCTGTAGACTGGAATGACCTTAAGCGCTTTGAGGTCGTATCAGAAGCCATGAAGGCAGCAGCAGAAGAGCTTGACATCCCCATCGTATGGGGTGGGGACTGGAAGAGCCTCTATGATGCACCACACTTTGAGTTAGACAGAAAGACTTATCCAAAATGAGTACAGAACCTTGGCACTTATCTAAGACCGTACCAGTGACCTTGGTGTTTGCTATTGCAATGCAGACTATCGCACTTATCTGGTTTGTATCAGCCCTTAACAGTTCAGTAGAATCTAACAGAGTTAGCATTATTAAACTGGAAACTAAGACAGAAACCCTATCCCAGATCGTTCAAGAACAGGCTGTGGCAACTGCACGTATGGATGAGAATATTAAAGCTATCCGTTCTGCTGTAGAGGCTATGGCCTCACGATGAAAACATATAAACGTGAAGTAGCCCTTGTACTATTCTTGTGGCTTGGCTATATTGTGGAAACAAAAGATGTTAATACTATTGAAATCTTGGTCTGGCCGATTTTTACGTTTAGTGCTTTGGCTTTTGGTATGGATTGGTTTGGTAAGTCTGGCGGGGTGCGGAGCCAGTCCTCTGAGCCTTCTGACAGGCGGGGGACCGAACGTAGCAGCGAACACTCAAGTCGGTAAAGAGAATAACCAGACTGTTGGTGTCGTTAGTAATACACGACCACAATTACGTGTAGAGGCTCCTGTAGACACTGTGATACAGGATACAAGCACAACTAAGAACACTGAGGTTGACCCTCTAATGCTTATCCTTCTTATCTTAGGCTGGTTAGCTCCAAGCCCAAGTGAGATTGGCAGGAATTTCATCAATCTATTTAAACGTAAATCCTAATAACAAACTACCTTTTAAATACAAATAAGCCCCAACGCAGGTTAATTCCTACGTTGGGGCTTTATTGATTCTATTCGTCTTCGGTAATGGTCATACCAAGTTTATC